TCCAAAAAGGGGCCCCTCCCCACCCTTTTCCCTTCAAAAAGAAGGCGAACTGAGGCTGGCTGCCACGCTGCGTGACCACGCTTGTGATGATCTCAAGCACAGCAAGCGACAGCGTGTCACCAAGGGTCGGGCGTGGTCTCCCGAGAGGCACGGGGGATGATCGCTGGTGGCCTCGGCTTGAAAGAACGCGCGGCCCTTGACTCGGCCTGCGTCTTGCGCTTGTGGCACCATGCGCACAGCAACTGTAGGTTGCCTAGGCTGTGGTCAGCACCGGGCCTGATGTGGTCTACGTCTGTACCTGGGGCGCCACATACACGGCCTCCCTCTAGGAGGCCCTTGCAATGACCCCCGTCCCTGCGAATCACTCGCTGACGAATGACGGCCCAATTGCGGGGCAGTTCAGAACGCCTGTTCGAGGATGACCAAGCCATAGCGGGCTTCCTCCTAGGAACGTTCCTATGTCAAAAGTCCGGAACGAGGGAATCGAACCCCCACCACCTCGGTCCCAAACCGAGTGCTCTACCGTTAAGCTAGTTCCAGTTGATCTTGTGCTACCATGCCAAGGTGACCGATAAAACAAATTGCCGTTTCGCAAAACCTCCGCTGGGAGACTGCGAAACCGAAAGTCTCTACGAGGTTTCATCGGCGGAAGGTACGGTGCTGCTTCACGCTTGTGGCCGAACAGATCATCTCGCATGGGCCGTCTGGGCTACTACGGGAAATTCCGAAGACCGCAAAGCGGAAGTCCGTGTGCTCCGTGCGTCCAAAGGAATGACTGCGGCTGAGCTGCGAAAGCGCTTCGGATTGTAAAAACGACCCTCGGAAAACCGTGGCTCTGCTATCGAGATGCGACTAATTGGTTTCCCAGAAAGCCAGACAACGACACAAGGGATTGTCAAACTTGCGCCATGCCTAGGAGATACACGGCGGAAGAAATGGAGCGGCTGTATAACGCTCTTGACCCCGAAGATGCGCCGGAAGCGCTAGACAGGCTTCTGTTCAACCGCATCGGACAAGGACCACCCGATGCAAACGAATTCAAATCAGCGGCCGATAGATTGAACGCACTTCTGGACTGCCTTGCCCTACTCGATCATCTCGAAACCTGATCGACAAATGGGGAGAACCCTCGGTGCAATGCCGAGGGTTCTCTGCTCTCCGCCAAGGATTCGAACCTCGTATTCGGGGTTCAGAGCCCCGTGTGTTGCCGATTACACCAGCGGAGAAAGAGCGCAACAGCGCAAGGGCCCCATGCAGGAATCGAACCCGCAACCTCCCGATTACGAAACGGGCGCTCTAGCCATTTGAGCTAATGAGGCCAGACTACGCAAAGAACCTTCTCCGGGTCTTTCCTTGCGCAGCGACGTACCCGCAGAGGGATTCGAACCCCCAAACAACGCGTTCTAAGCGCGCTGGCTTTACCATTTTGCCTATGCGGGCATAAACGCAAGCCGTCAGACTTGCGCAGCGTGGATGGCGAGGGATTCGAACCCCCTAGGCATACAGCGGCGGGTTTACAGCCCGCTACGACCCTCCAACGTCGTCGGCCATCCAAAGTGCCACCCGAGGGAATCGAACCCCCACGCACGGGATTTCACCCCGTAGCTCTGCCAGTTGAGCTAGAGCGGCATGGCCAAGGCGCTAGGCAGGGACTCGAACCCCCGGAGGCCAACCACGGGCTATAGAACCCGCTCCGCTACCCAGCGGTCTACCCTGCGCCCTTGCTGAGCCGGTAGGAATCGAACCTACGCCTCCCCGATTTGGAGTCGGGGCGTGCTTCCATTTCACACCACGTCCCATAGCGCGTACGGCCGGATTTCAACCAGCACCGCCCGCCCGTTTCCCCGTGATGGCTAGTCAGCGGGTACTCGGGGCCGGAATGCAGACACACCCCGTACGCTAGCGGCTATCGTTGCGCGGCCAAGCGCTATTGTCGCCGTTGCTGCCGTAGAGGGATTCGAACCCCCACCAACCTTGGTTCGTAGCCAAGTGCACTATCCCGTTATGCTATACGGCATGGTTTGACGGACGGGACTCGAACCCGCATCTCTGAGCTTATGAGACTCACGCTTTGCCGTTAAGCTACCGTCAGAGCTGACACGACAGGATTCGAACCTGTACCTAACCGGGTAACAACCGGTTACACTGCCAATTGTGCTACGCGTCATTGCGACGTAGGAACGTTCCTATGTCGGAGTTGGCCCGGTCGGACTCGAACCGACAACCCCCACTTTGTAAGAGTGGTGCTCTTCCAATTGAGCTACGCGCCATGGTGGCGTAGGGGGACTTTGCAGGCCACACCCATTCGCCAGATACCTTCCCGGTCGGTTGCGCACCCGTTGCCGGTATTCTCTCTAGCTCAACGCCAGTGGACCCCGTCGGAATCGAACCGCTCAGCCACCTTGCAAGGGTGGAATGCTACCGTTACATCACGAGGCCCGTGATAAAATGTACCCACCCAACAGAAAGGCGCAGCGTGGAAACCGAACCTTTGATGAGTATGGAAGATGCCCGTCGTGAAGCGAGCGAACTACGCAAAAATGGGATCCCGGCCGTAGCCGGAACCGTCCCACCCGGATCGTGGGGAGGGGCGGAAAAGGGGTGGACCGTGTATATCGGTAGTCCCCTTACAGTGAGCTGAGCAAAAGGACCCGTTCCCTCTCAGGGGCGGGTCCTTTTGCACGTGGGGTGACGGACGGGACTCGAACCCGCACCACCGGGATCACAACCCAGCGCTCTAACCATTGAGCTACCGTCAACGCGCGCTGTACCGGATTCGAACCGGCGATTTCTCGGTTGACAACCGAGTGCCTTAACCACTTGGCCAACAACGCATATGCGGAAGGTAGGGGAGTCGAACCCCCAAGGGTTTTACCCCCGACGCTTTTCAAGAGCGCTTGACACGCCAATGTCCGACCTTCCAAAGCGGAAGGTGTAGGAATCGAACCTACGCGGGCCGAAACCCGGCTAGGGCGTAGCAAGCCCTCGCATTACCGCTCTGCCAACCTTCCACGTGGTTTGCGCGACCGGAATTGAACCGGCGACCTTCGGTGTATCAGACCGAGGCTCTACCAACTGAGCTACGCGCAAAGTGATTCCGGTAGGACTCGAACCTACGACGCGGGGATTAAGAGCCCCCCGCTCTACCAACTGAGCTACGGAATCAACGCTACAATTCCAGCATGACAGACTTGGCATACAGGATTGCAGAACAACTAACAGAGGACCGGAAAGGAGTCTACGACCTCAACGCCATTGCTGACCACTTCCGCAAGCACTATCGCGAGCATGGAAACTGGAACATGCACATCGCAGACGTAGACTTCCTTATCCAAATTCACCGAATTGATTCAGGTAACCAACCTGAATCATGACGCACCCCGGTCGAGAACCCTCAATTGCCAATCAGTGTGTCTTCCCTGCGTACCCCCGAGGGGAGTTGAACCCCTACCGACAGGGTGAGAACCTGTCATGCTGCCGCTACACCACGGGGACAAGGGCCTACGCGGCTCAACCGGAGGAGAGGGCCGGGAGTCCACGCGTAGGCCAGGGGAGTGCTCAGACCACCGGCTAAGCGTGCGGCATCCTCCCCGCCACTCTCTAGAGAGTGAGTCGGTTAAGCGGCCGACAGCGGGGAAGGGTGTCGAGTGTCGATTGCGAACCCTGATTTGGGTTGGCCTATAGAGTTCCATAGTGCAACCTCATCTTGGGATCAGAATCAACACTCACAACATCGTCCCAGGTCAGAGGGGGTGCGGTGAGTGTCGATCCCTTCCCCGCTGTGTTGGCGCAAAGCGCTACAAAGAAAAAAGGGGCCACAAGGGCGAACCCCTGTGGCCCCTAGGTGTGGGCTAGCTCACATCCGCTTCCGTGTTCTCATCTGCCCACAAGAAGCGTACTCGCTTTTCTCCGTCGAACCGCGCACCTATGTACGGGGCCGGTTTCACGTAAATTCGATCGATGACGCATCCAAGCAGTTCGCGCTGTTTGGCCTTGTTGTAGTGCAGTTTCTCCCAATACTCGGTGACCTTGTCGGGTTCCAGGAGGAACGAGATATCCACCCGAATTCCGCCAAACTCGGCAAGTGCTCGTTCCGCCTCTTGCACGTCCGCCACCGCCTTCCTGTGTGCCGGTCGGAAGAACTGTGCGGCGGGGCCGTCATAGAGCCCATCGCGTTTGTCTTGCAGTAGTTGGCCCAGAGCTCTCTCCGCAGCCTTGAACGTCCGACGTGCCTGTTCAGCTTCGGCCGTTTCCTCGGGACGCTCGATCTTGGACCACCGCTCTGAGATGATTGCCAACAGGTCATCATCTTCGGCGCTGTTCGTGATGTACGCGCGCCAGCGATGGAACACGTACGGCTCAATGGCCTTGCCGGTTACGCGTGCAGGTCTTGGGCAGATTGAGCCACCCTGTGTGGAACCACACACGTAGCTTTCGCCAGTGAAGAACATGTTCCGGCCGCAGCTATCACACTCCAGTAGCCCGGTGAGGATATGTACCGGCTTTCCTCGTTCGCGGGGGCCGGTGGAACCTCCCCAGGGAAGACCCTTGCCGTTCGCATCCTTCCTGACAGCGTCAAACGCGCGCCCCTCAGCACCGTTGCCCGCTATGGCCGCTGCCTGTTCTTCGTCGGTCACTATCTCCATTCCCTCGGGAATTACGCGTACCCGTTCACCTCTGGGGTTTCGGTATACGACGGTTTTGTTTCGACCTCCGTTTTCAGGTTTGAGGTGGATTATCTGCCATCCAGCATATACAGGGTTGGTAATCCAGCGGCGGAGCGTGGTAGGGACCCACCGCTTTCCATCCGGCACCCACTCTCCGTCCTTGTACGAGCAGTGGGGGACTCCCTTTGCTTCAAGGGCTTTGGCAAGGTCCTTGGCGGACGCGCCGAGGGCCGACAGCCGGAATAGCTCCTTCATCACGTCCGCACGGGTTTCTGTCATGCCGGGGGCGGCCGGGGAAGTATCCGGGTACAGGTGGCGATCCTTGCCGACCACTAGGCCAAATGGCGGCCATCCGCTCACCCATTCGCCATGATCTCGGTTTGAGCGCTTGATGTCAGTTACGCGGGCACTCAGACGTGCGGAGTAGGTACGTGCGCGTTCTGCCTCACTGATGATCCGCTCGCGGTCCCGGTCGTCCATGCTGTCCAGTCGGTCCCAGTCAAAGATCACGCGCGCCTTGCCGATGACCTTGAGGACATCTTCCGCACCCTTGCGTGAGAAACGGTCCAGCATGTAAACCCACAGCGCTTGTGACTTGCCGGACATGATTGCTTCTAGCGCGCCCTCAAATTCCTTGCGCTGTCGCTCCTTGTACGCGGATCCAAGCTCTCGCCAGACGTGCCGGACCGTGTATCCGTTGCGTGCGGCCCATGCGCGTCCCTGCCGCTCTTGTTCGTCAGTGCTTACTTCCCGTAGTCGGTCGCCTTCAGAGAGTACTTTCGACTTACGGCACAGTAGGTCTACGTATTTGATCTCTGACGAGTCGTCAGCACCGGTCCACCTGATCTGATCCATGTCTCACCTCGGTCTTTGGGTGTCTGCACCCCTCCGAGTGAGGCCGTTAAGTGAGCCGATTAGGGTTCACAACCACCCCGGAGGTTGAGCACCACAATAACCTTGGCTCTGACCTGCGGCAAGACATTAAAAAGCCCCCAGGTGATCAACCCTGGGGGCTCTGCTCCGTCCCGCGAAAGCGTCCAGTCGCGGGCACGTCACCTCTGGGTGTTGGGAGACATTCGCAGGTCGGCCGACCGGTCATGCATACCCTCACCAGCGGGGAGCGTGCACGCCCGGCAGGGGGTGAGGAGGAGGAGAACCGCGAGGATCAGCGGTCCCGGTACCAATAACCACCATGTGTCCCTACCGGGCGTGCACTGTCAGTATAGCGAACAACACGGGGTGTGGTACCCCAAATTTTGAGATGCAGGAGCCCCCGACCAGAGATCAGTCGGGGGTCTCCCCTTCCTTGCGGGTCAGAGGCTGGACCAACCCGCGAGGGCGACCGGCCACCGCGCTGCACCGCCGCAGTCACGGTGGCCGGAACCTAGGCGGACCGACCTCGGACCGCGATCACGCGGGGACGGGCCTTAGCTCGCTCGGGTCCACCGTCCATTCCGCGCCTCCCCTTACTGGCCGGACGAATGCGAGGCTGTACGTCTTACGCGCCCACGGAGGTGACGCCGGATCGGTCCACTGCGGCTCTATGGCCATGAGGATTCCTACGTCTTCCCCGTCCGTCACCCGCTGTCCGATCATGCTCTTGGTGACCACTGCGCATACCCCCATTCCTGGCGTAGCTGATCGGCCTGAGCCAACGTGGCCACCTGGACCGGGTCTATGTACCCCCAGTCACACCGGCCGGGATGATCTTTGAAGATTGTGCAACCCACACCCATCGGGTGGTCGCCCTTTTTCTTGAGGCACACTTCGGCATCCTCTAGCCATTGCTGGCCTTCCGGGTCCCGCCAGCAGAGGAAGACGTCCATGCACGGGTCTAGCGAGGTTCCGGAACGCAGAAAAGCGGCGTGGTAGGCGTGAGCTTCGTCCTCCAGCTTGCAGCGGAATACCTCATCCGTGCGCGCCCATTCGACCCTGTCGACCGGCGACGGGATCAACCGTGCCGCTCGCTCTACTTCATCGGCGAGCAGTGTCCGTGCTTCACAGCGGTACATTACGCCTCCGCCGGTCACACACGGGACACGGGTCGAAACGGCACCGGGGGAGTGCGTGCCGGGGAAACCGGACTGTTCCGGACGCGTCGAGCACTCCGCCGTACTCGGCCCACCAAGGGGCCTGAACGGCCGTCTGAGGGTCTATGGGGCCGTCCGGCAGGCTGACTAGCTCCGGGGCCGGTAAGGCGCTCACACGGGCGCTCACGCGCCTTTGCGGGGCCATCACGGCTGTTCCTTCGGGCAGTCCTTGGGGAGGTGCCGGTAGGACATAGCGGGACCGGCTGAAGTTCGATCGGTTGTGGCGCGGCGAGCTACTTGATCGGGCTCGATGCACTGGCCGCACGCGGCGCACCTGGTGCCCGGAGGTGCGTACGTCGCGTAGTCGTACTCGCTGGAAAGCACTTGAGCCGTCCTTCCATCTCGTGGGTACGGGGAAGGACGGCTAGGCGCGTTCGGTGGGAGTGCCCCCCACTCGATCGGCAGCGACCTTCCCCGCGCGTGTGATGCGCGGTCCGCTGGGGTCATGTTTGGTTGTCCTTGGGTGAGGTGATCACCTGTCAGGTTGTGCGCTTGGTCACAGGCTACGCCTACGAAACAGTCTTGTCCGCCGTTTCGTCACGGGGTTCGCGCTGGTCTGGTACAGCGTCATCCGTCACGGTGAAAATCGTGTTTCCGACCTTGACCGAGAACGAGCCGTCCCTGACACTCTGGGCCGCTTCACGGGCCCTCTCTGCCTTGCGGTCGCTGGCCATGTGGTGCCACCCCTTGGCCCGGTCCTCAAGCTCTGCGATGACCTCGGCCTTGGTGCCGCTGTATTCCTCGTGTCCGCGCTTCTGCTCTGCCATGGGACGCAGCATACGGAACCGACCCCGGTCCCAACATAGGGTCCAGGGTCGGTTTCTGGTGGGGGGTTAGGTACTTCCGTCAGGCCGCTGTGAGCCGGGTGCGGACGAGGTTCAAGCACCACGCTTGGTAGGCCGTGGAGTAGTCCGTGATCATCCATTCACCTCCGGTGATCTCGTAGCGGCGCTCGGCGGCGTTCCAGTGGCGTGGCACCACGGCCAGAACGGTTCCCGACTCGGCTCCCTGCATGACTACTCGGAACCAGTTCCGAACGGGCGTCAGACGGCTTCCTGTCGCTTCCATGACGGCAACGTACGTGGCGAGAATCGCGCGCAATTCTCGGCAGTCACGTCCGGTCTCCTGCGCGGTGTCCACACGCTCGGACCGTCTCCATGTCGTCCCGTCGTCGCTGACCTCTACCCAAAGGTCAACAATCGCGTCGATTCGAGTCCTCTCATCTATGGACATACAGCACCACCCCTCTTGCATGAGCGCCCCCGTGGCGCAAACACATGTTCGAACAGAACCAGCCGTCGAACAAGTAAGTAAATTCTCCACGCTCCGTACACATTTTGTAGAGTGCGGAAGGTAACGATCCGGTTACTGAATGAGGTTGTGCTGACAAAGTGTGATCCATGTCACGTTTAGGTCATAAACCTTCATGCTTTGGCGTGGCGCTGCACCTTGGTCTAGACAGCGGAGGCGTCAATGCGCGTAGACCGCAAGGCTTTAGCGTCCCACATAGGAACGTTCCTATGTTGACATGGGAGGGGCCCCGGTTTCCCGAGGCCCCTTGTTGTGTTACGGGTGCGGGTGCGGTTGCGGACTCGGAACCCAAGTGGGAATCGGGGTCGGAACCTGCGAATCGCTAGGGGATGCCGTGATCGTGGTGTCCGAGGGGGAGGGCTTGGTTGATGTGGGAATTTCGGAAATCGTCTCCTTGGGCTTGGGGGTCGGAGTCACCGTGACGTAAACGGTAACCGTCTCGCCAGGCTTCGGAGTCACGGTCACAAACTCGGTGGCCGGGGCTTGCGTCGGGATCTCCCACGAGGGAACCGGGGCCGGAACCTGCGGAGCCTGCGGGACAATCTGCGGCACCTGGGGAGCGATCTGCGGAGCCTGCGGGGCCGCCGGGGCAATCTGCGCAACCGAGGGCGACAGCGCGGGGGCGGGGACACTCGGGGCCGGAACCGTGGCGCCAGGGGCGGGAATCTCGCCACCATTGCCAAGGAAGGCACCGAGGCCAACCAGGGCGACACCACCCGCGATCATGGCCTTGGTCTTGGTCTTGTGACCCTCGGTGGTGTTTTCGTTCTCGCTCACGTGAGCCTTCCTTTCGGTTACCGTTCGGCCTGTTCCGTTCGGTGTGGAAGAACAGTAACCCCGAAGCAAGCCCGAGCGCAACCACCTAGGAACGTTCCTAGGGTGACGTAGACCACAACGCGGAGGGTAAAGTCGGCAATTACCCTACGTGATAACGCCTGTGCGCCTGTCTAAGGGCATGAAAAGGCCCCGCCGGACCGCTAGGGCCAGACGGGGCCGAGAGGCTGCCAGAGGGGCAGTCAGGCCGAGTTACGCTCCCATGACTCCACCTCTCGCAGGTTTCCCCGCTTGTCCGCAGCGAGACGGGAGAGTGTGAACACGCGGTCCGCCTCGTCCGGGGTGTCGAACGAAAGGAACTGCGGCAACCGGTCCGCGTAGATGTACGCAACTGAGGGGACGCCGTTCACGTCGTACCGGAATACGCGGTCCCCATTATTGGTGTTGTAGCTATCAACCTTGGTCGCGTCGTGCTGTGCCACTGCTATCCCCTCTCGGTTCGGTCGGCTCCAAGTGCGTCCACTCATGGGCGCAGTATAGCATGGGGAAACCCCCTAGGGGCGCTCCTAGGGGGTTTCATTCTTAGGGATGATGCCGTTAAGGAATCATAGCCTCGGACGCGCTGATGACCCTAACGTCAATCAGTTCAACTCCCCGTTCGGCGGCCAACTTCTCGACTATCTCGCGAACCTCGGGGAGAAGCCGATCAAGGTGAACGGTCGTGCGCGTCACCTGAACGCGTGAGGTCTTGGACCGGCCAAGGGGGTTAGCCTTGCGGCGGGTACGAGGGAGGCTCTGAATATCGCCCGTGAGCCGGACCTGATCCCTCATTCCGCTACGGCGGACCTTTGCCAGTTCGGGGAGGCTGTACCCTTCGGTGTTCTCGGTCATGCTCTGCTCCTCTCGTTCTCACCGTTCGGCCTGTTCCGTTCGGCGTTGACACGACTATAGCACGGTGATCGTTAGTCGTGTCAACACCTGACATAGGAACGTTCCTAGGATCATCCCAGAGAATGAGGCCGATCACTTGAGAGGGATCATTTCCCAACCTTCTTCACGCAATTCCGAGATCAGAGGGCGCGTGATGTCCCACACATCCTCGATCTTCGGGAATATGGCCTTGTCCTCGGTCACCTCCCCGCCGTGTGGCTGATTGACGAGAGTGAGGCTGAACCCGACATGCTCCCCTTGCTTGATCGCGCGGCGCAGTTTGATGATGAACCAGTCCAGTTTGGTCGGGTCAGCCTGCGCAGGCCGGAACCATTTTCTATCCATTGCGTACCCTTCCGTAGGGAGGGGCCCCAAGTCTCCCCGAGGCCCCACAGGCTGACTAGCGCTTGTTCCGGTCCATTCCGTCTGCGCAGAGGTAAACAGCGAGAGGCTTGACGCTCTTGTTATGCACCCGCACGGTGTGCAAGAACTCTCCCCGTCCGCCACACTCGGCGCAGAGTCCATACTTGGGGTAAAGAATTCCCTTTTCATCCTTGATGTACGGCATTGCGTTACCTCTCGCTGCATCCCTCGGGCCTGTTCCCTCGGGTACAAAAGGAAGGTAGCACGACTCAGAAACCTCTGTCCACCTAGGAACGTTCCTAGGTCCCATGCAAAAAGGGAAGGACCCCGGCAGGAAAACCGACCGGAGCCCCTCTAGGAGTGATGCTTACGCGTCGATGCTGCGAAGACTGGAAACCGAAACTTGCAAGGCGTGAACGGTTGCCTCGTGGTCCCCGAGGGTCAGCGGGAACAGGTTGTCACGGTGAAGATAGTAAGTGCCATCGGCCTCGGTGATCTCGAAAGCTACCACCTCGTAACCGGCCTCATCGCGGGCAGCGAGGTAGGCATTAAAAGCCTCAGTGACCTTGGGGTGAATCATCTTGCTTCCTTTCGTTCCCGCCTTGGGCTTGTCCCCTCGGCGACAAGAGGAAGGTAGCACTACCGGGGCGCGGTGTGCAACCTAGGAACGTTCCTAGGTACGATAAAGCCCCCGACCGGATTACTCCGAATCGGGGGCTTTGCCCTAGTAACTACCCAGCATACTTGCCGATACCCTCGAACTCGTCGCGACACTCATCTTCGCAGTAGAGGCTGTCAGGGGCGGCAGGTTCCGTCTCACAGTTCAGGCACGGGCGGTCCCCGAAACCGCAACCACCGATGTAGTCCATGTAGTCCATGAGTCTTCCTCTCGTCCGTCCCTTGGGCCTGTTCCCTTGGTGACGCGAGAAACGTAGCACGGTCGGGTGGGAGGACACAACCTAGGAACGTTCCTAGGTACGTGAAAACCCCCAGCCATAGAGACTGGGGGTTCTCTCGCTATGGTTCAGGCTGCGGGATTGAGGCGAACGGCCGTAGCTTCGAACGGGTCGACCTTCAACCCCGCCTCAGTGCATGCTGCGGACATGGTCACGATCACATCCGCACTCTCTTGGTCGGCCGGTGCGGCAACAGTCAGACGAACGACCTTGCCGCCGTGTTGTGGAAATTCGACTTGCCACATGTTCCGTTCCAACGTTACCACCCTGGGGTTCCTCCGCCTGTTCGGTCAGATCTTCCAGGGTGGCAGAGGGTGACAATTTTGTCAAGTCGCAGAATCGGAAGTGCAAGCGGATGACTCTCTACGACATAGGAACGTTCCTATGTCAGGGTGTGACCACTCGGCTGATGCCCGCACTAGATATCAGCGTTCTGCACCTAGGACATGGCTCGCGGGTGACGTACAGGGTAGCTCCTGGGAGGTCTTCGGGGCGAGCGCGCACAATTGCGTTGTATTCTGCGTGGTTTGCTGCACAGTTAGCGTAGTCCGAATCGGGTTCACATTCATCCCGGCTCAGCTTACCGCGCGGGCAGTTACCGGCTGACGCACACCCCGGAATCCCAGCGGGCAGACCGTTGTAGCCGATGCTGACGCGGTGATCACGGGAGACGAGAACAGCTCCCACCTTTGCCCGTGTGCAATCGGCACGAGTAGCGGCCCATGCTGCACCGGCAAGGTAGAAGGCATCCCATCCGGGGCGATTCGGTCGATCAGTCACTTCGTCCTTCCGAATGCCACTCACGCATCCATCCTCGTTCTTCCGCGCGCCGAATCTTTCTGCGCCAAATTTTGATTCCCTTACCGGCAGTCCGGTCGTGACCGGGGCAGCACGGGTAATGACCACCCACGCTGCCCCAATTACGCATACGTAGCATTACTCCGCCACGCTTCATGGCAGACCGTTGAAGAACGCGTCAATCGTTCCCCGCGAGACGTTCCCGCGCATCTCAGCAACTATGTCGCCGTACTCGTCGTATGCGCGAACAGTGGGAATGGCGGTCACGTCGTTCGCGCGACTGTCGCCGTACTCTACGTCCACGTATTCGAGCGACTTACCGAACTCACCGGCCATGCGTTCAACGTGCGGCCATGCGGCTTTGCAGGGTCGGCACCATGAGGCACCGAAGAAAACGACCGTCATTCACTTTCCCATCAGACAGCGGGCGGGGGTCTCACCCGCGCTAGCGAACGTCCACAACCCACACGGGGCCGCAGTCCAGACGAACAGACCAACGGCCCCGATGAACGCAGCGAGCATCAATCCGAGTGCGGTTTTCACGCAGCGAGGATCTTTCGAACCTTGACTATCAGCCGCTCTATAGCGTCTCGGTCGTCAGCGCTAGTGAAGTAGGACTCGCGGAGCCACTTTCGAGCCTGACCCGCGAACCACGAGCCGGTACGAATCTGCTCCATGTTGTCCCACGTGGAATCCGAAAACGGGAAGTGGCACGAACAACCCATGTCGGTGTCGTAGAAAAGAGCTCCATCTGACTTCCGCTGAAACACCGCCAGCATGTTGAACTCGTAGCCGCCCATGGTGTCGACATCCCCAATAATTCGCGCGCCGTATTCCTCGGGGGAGTAGTAAATACTCACTTGGAAACCTCCGGTCCGTGCGTGCCGACTATCCGGCCGTCCGAGTAGTGCGTGAATATCTCGTAGCCCGAACGAATCCATTTGAAGTAAGGGACGTATTCAGGAAGGGGGGTATCGTAAACGCTCGGCACCTCGTCACCCTCGCCGTAAGCCTCGTGCCAGCGGTCACCACAGCAAGGGCAATCTGACCCCTTGTCCGCCCCGTCGAAGTACAGCCCGATTTCCTCGGCCCGCCTGTTCGCGCTATAGGCGCTATCCGCCTCAATGATGACGACGCAGGAAATACCGGCCGACTCGTCGTAGTCGAACCCGCCACCGCTGTTGTTCTGGTCGAAAGTGTAGAACGGCATTAGTCGTCGTCTCCCTCGTGGCAGATGGTGTGAACTCGCGGACCCTTGGGGACTGTCGGCGCCTTTGGTGCAGGTTTAATGCGCGGACTACTGGGTGCAGGCTTGGTCATGCTTGGTACACGCGGGGGAGGTACCGGACGCGGGGCCGGTACGGAAATTCCAGCCGATACGAACGTGTCACAGTCGGTTTCGTCTTTGTTCTCGGTACAGCCGGTGAGTGTGAGGGCAATAACGGCCAGAGCAGAAAGCGCGATTTTCGTTCTCATGACTTCCCCTATTGAGTGGGTTAAGTGCCGTACGGCTCGGCCGGAATGTCTTGGAAGCTGTTAGGCGCGAGGGTGCGCAGGTGCTCAAGGGTCTTGCCCGCGAACTCTCGGATCTCGGCGTCTGCGGCTATGTGCCAACGCTTACCAAGTACGTCACGCCAAGCTCGGAGGTTGCCCGTAACCACCATGTCTACAGGGGCAGCGTTGGGGAGAACACAGCGCGCGGCTTCCCGTGCTTCTTTGCGCTTGAGTCCACGGTCCTCCATCAGGTAACTGACAAGGTCCGTATACGCTTCCAGAGCTTCCGCGTATGCAACTCTTACTGTCTCAGTCGCGTACAGATCGTCGCACAGTGCAGGCGGAATGACGGGCCCGGTGTTCTCGTACGAGACGTAGCGCTGTGAGACCACCGAGAAGGAGAGGTGTCGATGCCGGGTAAGTTCCGTCAGCAGTGCACGCGATACGCCCTGAACGAGGAACGTGGCGGAACTGTGTTCCAGGATACTGAAATGACCTTGGCGGATGATGTTCGCCAAGTAGTCCCGGTTACCGGCCGTTGCCTCGTTGGGTCGGTGAAACGACTTGTAGCACAGTCGGCCCGCAGCCTCGGCCAGTGCGTCAGCATTGGTAACTGACCACTTATTCCGCTTGGCGTCCGGCCCCCATACGTCGTAGTCGTCGTAGGCTTCCGCCAATACGTGGGCAGCGATGGTAGTTGACGCGAGAAGGGTAACCTGCATGCCTCTCCCAGGGTTAGACATAGGAACGTTCCTATGTCGGTTGTACGTCGAATGGCCTAGGCCGTTTCGTCCTCGGGGAACTCATCAAACAATTCGGCCAACGTATCGGCGGTATCTTCACGGTCCCACTCATCCCAAACGGACAGAGTGGGGGATTCGCCATTGTCATAACCGTCAAGGTCTGGAATGTGCTTACGTCCGTTCATGCGTGCAATTCCCTACCAAGCTCTTGAAGTAGGGACCATGCATCAGCCTCGGACATTTCGACGGTTGCCGTCGTTTCTCCCTTCGGGTTCCTCAACTCGAACTCGAATCTCGGGCCTACGCGGCGAGTATGGAGGGTTCCGCCGTCGTAAGTGGAGTAGGTGATCATTTGTTCCTCTCGCAGCGGCCACAGACGGGGACGAGATTGGATACGTCATGTACGCCGCCCGCGTATAGGGGGACAGCGTGAACGATTTCTCGCCAACCACGGCCACAGCCGCGTGCGCATGTGTTGGTTACGCCTGTCTCATCCCAACGGATGACCAGCGCTTGGGGATCGATGGGGGAGGGCCGGGGCACGTCGTTGACCTCGGCCCAAAGGCTGACAACGATCTCGGTTTCGGCAAGCCACTTTGCTACTCGTCGCCGGTACCGTGCCGCACGGGCTTGAGCGGCCCTCTCGCTGGCGTTCTCTTCTCTGTAGGCCCGAACCCTCGCAGCGTTCTTTCTGCGCCACTCACGGGCGTACTGGCGGCGTTCCTCAGCGTGTATCGAGTGGTACAGGGCGTGATACGCGCGTCGGTCAGTCACGCGGTCAACCCCGTGACCTTCCGGTAGCGGTTCTCGAAGCTCTTGTGAGCCTGATTTCGCAACACCTTGACGGTTGCGGGCTTGGTCCCCAAGGTCTCGGCCAGCTCCCGATCAGCCTCAGCGCCGGTCCCGAGGCAAGGCACCGGGTCTATGCCATACGTGGCCTTGAGGATGTGGGAACCCTTGGCACCCATGCTGTCCAGTACGGCGCGAACGGTCTTGATCTTCCTGTCACGCTGCGAACGGGCAAGGTCTGAGGCTTCAACGAGGTCATCGGGAACCCCGTAATCCGACTCGATCAGGTCTGCCAGAGTCACACCCTCGTCGCCGTTCTGCATGTCCAGCGAGACGGGCCCCTCGTATGCCATGCGGGCAGCGTGTGCACGTTCGGCGGACAGTCGGCGCCCCTTGGCGGGAAGCGTCTGACAAAGCCGCTCGGCTACGTCAAGGTCCCCGTTCGCCTCTCGCACACATGCGGCGAACGTCCAGAGCGCCGTGTGATCAGCGCCAGTCGCTCCCTGGTTCTTCTCTATGCGGACCGCATCCCGCATGGTGGTTTCGGCCGTCCGGGTCATGAAAGCAAAGAAGCTGTCCACGCTTTCCCCGGTAAACCGGCTCAGGGCCTCCCATACCGCCACACGGCCGACCTGTTCGAACTCTTCCCGCTGGTCTACCGATGCACTGAGCTTTCCGGCTATGCCTCGTATGCGAGATTCCGTGGCCTTGATGACCTCGGTCACTGCCTCAAGGTCGTTGTCCTGTGCTGCCCGAATCGTGTCAAGCGTGATCGTGTCCACTGTTTTCCTCCGGTTTTCCGTCGCTCACTGGTCAGTGAGTGAGTGGGTTAAGTCCCGGAGGAGTGGCGCGGCGTGACCTGCATCACACGCGTGATGCGGGCAGGAGAGGGCACACGGAACCCGTCCGGGGTGTGTGTCCAGACGGGGCCGCGCGCTGGTCTCGCTGGTACGGCAGCGATCTAACGTCGCTGGTCAAACGTGCGCAAGGCATATGCCAGCGTGCAAACTAAGGGCTGATGACCTGTCAGCCATGGTTTTGAAAATAAAAGGGCCCCGTACCTGCGGTTACACAAATACGGGGGTACCTAAATTTTGGGTTTACAGGAGCGTGTCCGCTATGTCTGGTCCGTCCTCTCGCCAAAAAAAGTTTGGTTTCGACATAGGAACGTTCCTATGTCTCATCCTTGGGTACGATCAGTAGTCGGCCCCGTACAGCGAACCCCAACTACGCAACCCCTTGGTCTCCGCCTTGGCGGTGATAGCCACGCCACCGAGAGTCATGCTCATGCACCGCTCGATCTCACGGGACAGTTCGACCGCATCGCGTCGTGGTACACTGGCCAACACTTCGTCATGGATAGGCAAGCGCAGATACGGCAGCAGACCAGCCGAGTCCATGTCGATAAGTGCCTGCCCGAGAACGTCACGCGCGGCGCTTTGCACTTGGTAATTCACGACGGCGTACGCACGGTCACGGTCCAGTGGCAACCTGCGACCGGTAAGGGTCACCGTTACCATGCCGTTCTCACGGGCGATCCGCTGATGACGAGAGCTGAACCGCTTGATCTCGGGATACACCCGGTCATAGGTGGCGATTGCCCGCTTAACGTCAGCGACAGCCGCACCGGTCTGCCTACTGATGGTCTCGGGACCACCGCCGTAGACCTTGCCGAAACCGACACCCTTGCAAATCTTGCGATGATGCTTGGTGAAGTCGGGCCCGTACACCAGTGACGCCGTAAAGTCGTGTAGGTCGTGGCCCTCGGCAATTGCCTGTTTCATCTTCTTCACGTCAGCGAGGGCGGCCAAGACTCGCATCTCTACGGCGTCAAAGTCGGTGGACACCATGACGTGATCCTCGTCCGCAAGTAGCGCACGGCGGATCATCTGTTCCGAGGACGGTAGCGTTTGCAGCGCGGGACGCGTGATGGACATACGGCCCGTGCGTGCGGCTAGCGTCTGTATCATCGGGTGTACCCGGCCCGAGGCGTCCGCAGTCTCAAGGAACGTCTCTACGTAGGCACTCCGCCACTTGGCCGCACGCTTGCTACGGACAACGGCGTCAGCAAGGGGGTTCGGGTCACGTACCCCAAGTCGTTCCCATGTGTGCAAGTCAAGGTCGGCAAGCCCAAGTAGGACAGTCTTGTCTACCTTGATCGCACCGGTCTTGGTGGTGTTCTCTAGGATCTGCGTTTCGCCCATCCATACGAGGGCTTCCGCAATCTGCTTGTTACTGTTGACGTTCTCGACGCCGTATTGCCGGGCGATATCCGCGTACTTCTCGGCTTCCTCGGCCAACCGCTCATCCAGCTTGCGGGTATATTCCTTGTCAAGAACAAGTCCGGTCCGCTGCATGGTCGCGCAAATACGAGCTATCTCGTGTTCGTAGTCCACGAGCATCCGGCGAATGTCTAGCTGTTCGTGAATCTCCGCAAGAATTGGGTACAGACGGGCCGTGAGAATCACGTCAAGCCCAGCGTACAAGTTGTAGGTGGGGTGATCCAGCGGGATACCGGCCCACCCGGTTGCCTTGGTCAGACCAAGGGAGCGAAATACGGCAGTCAAGTCACCTTGCGTGTCCGGCGCATCGGGGTCAATCAGCTTGGCGGAAAGCGGCTTGAGGGCCCGGCCCATGCCGCCCTCGTGTTCCTGCCTCGGGTCAATCAGTGTCGCCATGATGGACGTATCCCGAGTCAGCGGCGCAAGATCTTCCAGGGGGACCCCGGCTTTCTGATTCAGAACAAGCCAGTCATACGGCGCATTGTGAATCAAGAACCGAGGGCGCAGCTTTCGCAGGACCCATAGAACGGTCTCAATAAACCAACCGCCCCGTTCCCAATGGATTACCCATGCCGTATGCGCGTCACCAAACTGAACGGTCCGCAGGCCGAACGAATCGCTGTAGATATCAAGGCCGGTGGTCTCGGTGTCCAGTGCAAGGGGACCGACACGAGACGCGCGACGAGCCCACCGCTTGAATTCCTCAAGATCAGTTTCGGTCTCTGGGACATTGACGGTTATCCGGTCTCCGGCAATGCCGTGGTAGTAGGTACGCAAGAGCCCTCCCAACAGAGGGACCCGACATAGGAACGTTCCTATGTCGGGTCCTCGTGACTACTTGTCGAAGATGCCGGGTCCGGTAGGCGTAGCCGTTTCCAGCTTCACGCCGATCAAGGCTTGACCCCTACTCGTGCGCACGCGCTGAATTCCACGCTCCTCCATCGCCCGGTAGAACATGGTTCGGGACCAAACCTCTCGGGACTGCAACCCTTCCGCCTCACACCAATCGCGATAGGCGTTGTAGGCGTCCGTCCCGTCAAGCCGGGTAAGATCCCCGGTCGGCTTGAGAACATCCGGGTAGAACCCGGCCAGGCGGTCCGAGGTCTCCCGGTATTCCTTGGTTGCGTTGCGGACCACATCCGGGTCCTTCAGACCCCCGGCGTACCACTCGATGGCTCCGCGAACCGCCCAAGCTATGATGCCCGGTGCCTCGGCAAGTAGCTTCTGGTCAAGGTCGTAGTCCCTCTCGTGCGGAGCGAAGAACCGTCGGAAAGGAATCAGCTTGACGCGTCGCCAAAGTCCCTCGTCCTGAGACCTGAACCCCGGCTTGTGATTCGTCGCCAGTAGGATCAAGAATGTTGGCTGATAGGTAAAGAATTCCTTGTTCAGGAAGCGGGCAGTCACCCGGTCCTTACCCGACAGTCGCTTAATGACCGCCTCGGACATGTCCTTATTGGACTCACCCTCGGACGCCATAACGAGGCGTGCACCGCGCAGGGCGGCAATGTCATTCGGAATCCCGCCACTACTTCCCTTGCTTTCGAACGTCGCAAAGGGCGTAGTCGTTGTGATGGCGGAGAACACGCTTGAAATGGTTTCGCTGAATACTGACTTTCCGTTGGCCCCCTTGCCCCAGAGGACACAAAAACACTGTTCGCTCGTGTGCCCGGTGATCCCGTAGCCAATGACTCGACGGAGGTAATCCACCATCTCGGGCATCCCCGGCATGATTTCACCAAGGAAGGTTTCCCAGCGAGGGCACTTGGCCTCGGGGTCGTAGTCAGCGGGCAAGACCGTAGTCAGCATGTCGGCCGGATCGTGGGGGCGTAGGGTTCCGGATCGGAGATCCACGACCCCGTTTCGGAAGCTCAGCAAGTCCGGACGTGCGTCGAATGCGTCAGCCTCTACATACACGTTCGGAACGGACTTGAGCTCAGTGATCAAATCGTTAATCCGAGAGGTCATCGTGAACCCCTTGGACTCCTTGAGTGCACCGGCCAGAACCAGCGCGGCCCCCATGCGGTGGATTTCCTGCCGAACCATGAGATCCGACTGAATCCACACCCGTCCATCCCACACGTAGAACCCGAGGCCGGGGGCGTACTTGATTCGGCCATTGGTCCACGCAACCAAGGCGTGCGCGTTCATCGCGTCCGACTCACCAAAACGAGCGAGTAGGCCAGCGATGATGCGCGCCGCCTCGTTTCCTTCGTCGGCACTTACGCTGTCAGCACCCGTGCGAACGGTGATCTCGGCGGATGCCTTAACCTCTGCCGCTTGGCGGGGGAGACGCGCGGATTGTACGGCCCTGTGAAACTCGGTCGGGAAAGCATCCGGGTTCCGCAGACGCCATGCATTCAGGTCGTCACCCTGTCGGGGAATTGCCAGCGCGTACACATCGATTCCGTGTTCCCCGAGGCCGGTCGACAGACGCTCGGTGAACATGTTCCCCGCTGTGTCATTATCACCGGCTACGACGACTTGGGTTCCGCGCAGTCCCCTGGCAAGCTCAGCCACAAGGCCCGGATTGCCAGCGAGGGAGGCCCCACGTACGAAAACCACGTCGTACCCCAGCGCAACGGCTGTAAGGGCGTCTGACGGCCCCTCGGTGACGATGGTGGCCCCATACCCGCCCGAGCCTCGAAACACCCCGTAGAGGGCCCACCGATGGCCGGGAGGGTTCTTGAGTCCTACCCATCGACCGGGGCACTTCCCGGAAAGATCCCGACCCTGTACGCCTCGGGCGATTCCGTCGAAACCACACAGCGGAACCACCATGCGCGGGAACTTGGCAAATGCAGTCGTGACCGCCATGAACCCGGACGAATCGGAATCAGGGTGAAAACCCCTGATCCCGAGGTCGGTAATCGCAGCTTCGTCAAGACCGAACCGGTCTCGGGCATATGCCACGGTTTCCGGGTAAAGCGTGAGCGAGTCAAGGAACACCCGCAGTCCAGCGATAGGACCGGGGCCGACAATGGCCGGGGGATCCTTGGGAACGGTGTTGCCCTCGCCGGTCACATTGAACAGCGCAGACCACGGTAGGCCAACGGCCTTGATGATCTGTTCCGTTTCACACCCGGCTCGGCAAGTGAGTCGAACCTTGTTGTCGTCTCCCCGCCAAATGCGCAACGAGGGCCGCGAGTCATCATGAGCCGGACACCGAGCAATGTAACCCCCGTCGCTGTGTTCTTCAACGTCAGTAAAGCGATTGAGTAGCTGTGAGAACTTCAATGTTTCTCCCTTCACTGACCACCGAGTGAGTCGGTTAAGTGGTCACGCTCCGTAAACGCCGGCCTTTACGGAGCGTGACAAACCGCAGGTCAGAAAGGGGGTGGTTCAACAGCGAAGGTTTCCGCCCACTCGGCTAGGGTCTTGGCGCCCTTGGAAAGGTTGCATCCTGCGCAGGCCGGAACTATGTTGTCTTCGGTGTCCGTCCCACCCTTGGACAGCGGAACCACGTGGTCTAGATGCTCGGCCAGCGCACCGCAGTAGGCGCAACGGTTCTTCCAGCGAATCAGGATTTCCAGTCGGCTATACGGCTTGTGCTCTACGCCGTACTCCTCGGCGCGGCGCCTTTGCGTGAGCGTGTGTCGCTTGTCGGTTCCGAGGCTCGCGTAGTACCTGCGTCGATGCTGTGCGGCCCGAGCCTTACGGCACGACGAACAGGCAGAAGATGGGCGCTTAGCCTTACCAGCGAGGAAATCGGGAGCGGGCTTTACCCGCCCACATAGTCGGCACTCCTTCACAGCTTCCGCCTTTCGTCCGCGTAGATACCAAGCATGGCAACAATGGCAATGCCGACTGAGCTGACAATGAACCCGATCATCACGCCACCAAGAAATGCGTTGAGCATCAGAGCCACCTCACAGACGCGCCCCTGGAAATTGCCGCAGACAGTGCGTCAAGAATGCGGCCCCAATCTTCCCGGTCGGGGGTTGCCTCAGTTAGGTAGACCGTGTCACCACGCCCCATTGCTCGAATGTCACCAAGGGCGGGTGACCCCGTGTAAGTAATAAGTCGCATCAAGACGACCTCCTAGGAACGTTCCTATGTCGAAAATGACAAAGGGCCCCGCACCACAGCGGATGGATATCCGTTATGGCACGGGGCCCTAGGGGGTGTTACCCGTCAGAACGAGTAAGCGGCAAACGGGTCGGAACCCTCGGCATCCTCAGACTCGACAAGCTCCGAGTCATAGTCCTGCGTCGGCTCAGGGGCCGCATCGGGACCGCCCACCAGAGAGGAAAGGATGACGCCGTTCGGGACGTTCCGGCCATCCTCCAGCTTGACCACATCAGCGCCCTTGGGGTCAGCAAGCGGGGCCAGAGAGACAGCCTGACGGCGACCGCCCGCACGAACTACGAACGCGTCAGCCTCACCGAACGCGTTGAGCTTGCCATCGGTCACAAGGTAGAACGCCATATCTTGATCTCTCCTGATTAGTAATCGGTGTCGGGGAAGTCGGCCACAGCCTCTGACCAAGGCTTAATGACCTTGAGTACAGGCTTGCGGTACGACACATCACGGCCACTCTTGGTGGTGTACTCCACAAGCTCAAGCGACAGTTCCGCCAGAGCCTCACCCTTGACGGATGCAAGCGCAGCCTCGTACTGGTCTACCACCTCTGCCAGCTTCCAAGAGGTGGACTGGAAACGAAACTTTCCAAGCTCGTAATCATCGGCCAGACGGAAAGTCAGGAACGTGTACGGGGATGGACCACGTCCGGACTTGGCGAAAGCCTTACGGTCCTCCATGAGGGCCGGACAACCGCACGGCCTACCCTTATCCTCATCAAGCAGGGACTCGACACCGTCACAGTGGTGAATGAGTCCGGTTCGACCATACAGCCGCATATCGACCTTGAGGGCGGATGGGCCCTCGATGACGACAAGTACCTTGTCCGTCTCGGTAATGACCTCGTTGAAGTCTTCGCCCGAGGTCTCCCACTCTTCCGGAGTGCCGCCGTACAGTTCCGCAACAGCCTTGGCCACCTCGGGGTCACCGGTCGTGATGCGGAACGTGGGCAGGGTCTCAGGCTGCTTACCCACCAGTCGGCCCGTACGGAACCGACCTACGGTGTCGTTCTCGCGAACCTTGGGCTTGGCGTTCGGATCAGTCTCAAAGATGCGAAGTGCCACGTTCTACCTCTCGTCTCTGTATGTCTGTGACGAGAGGAAGGGACGGGCCCCGGCTATGTCCACGGGACATAGGAACGTTCCTATGTCCTCTGCTAGCCGGTCCGGCGTCCCTTCCTCTCTGACTTTCAGAGATTGAGTCGGTTAAGTGGGCTTTCGCTGGCCGCAGTCAAGTTTGTGACCGACATTTCGGCCGCATTCCCTACAGTTCGCCAAGAGCCTTTGCCTTGCCCTCCATCTCGGCCACGTCACCTACGTACTCGGTAATGGACAGGATGTGATCCCGGATACTGGCCGCATTCGGGTGACCCTGCAAAAGCAGGGCAAGCGAGATGACCGCCATCATGTACTCGCCGTCATTCGTGATCTTCTTACGCGCCATAGTTAAGCCCTCCGCTCAGTGCCGGTGATAAAACGCTTTGCGCCGCCCTTGGCGAACGGCTTACCGATGACAGTCTTGGAAACCTCGCGGTCCCAATCAAAGATTTCCCGCAGACGCAAGAAGTAGGAATACACTTCCGCGTCAAAGCGGACGGGCTTGAATGACCACTGTGTATCCGTGATGTGCAGAACCGCCGCAGCATCAATCGGGGGCATAGGTTCGACGTTGCCCTCGGGGTCAATCAGGAAGTCGGCATTGCCGTAAGCGGCCATCTGCAAGGCGACTTCCGGATAGGTGGACTTACCGGTCTTCCAGTCAGTAATTACTGTAGTCGGGGTTCCGTCGTCATCCTTGATGCGGAGCAGAGCATCAAACGATCCGGCGTACCTGTGCTCATCTGACCATGCCACGTCCTCAGCCCGAATGAGCTCCGGCTTTACGGTTTCCAGGAATTCCCGGAAGTTCTCGTAGTAGGGGAGCATGCGCTCAGGAAGCAAGTCGGGGTCAACTCGCTCGCCACGGATCATGCGCTCAAACATGTCGTGCGCTTCGCTACCGATTCCAGCGCGCGTCTTGGTATACCGAGAATGGGCACCCTTGATAAAGTCAATGGCCCCTTGTCGGTCGACCTGTGCGATTGTGTTGACAGCGGAGAGGTTGTCAACCGCTGCCTCTGCCGCAGTCTTGGCGGCCCACGGAACAAGGAACGGCTTAGGGAGCATTCCGAGAACCGAGGTCACGCCGGGGACGGATTCCTTGGTTTCCTGGTTCACGTAGAAGCGGGAACCACCCCGCTGGATTGTGCTTACCTTTGCTGGCACTCGGGCCCCTCTCTGGTTTGCTTTCTGTGAAATCCAGAGAGTGAGCCGGTTAAGGGGATGTCGAGTGCTGGTTTCAGACCCCGGTTTGGGTTGGTCTATAGAGCTCCATAGAGGGACCCCATGTGGCTCTCAAAATCGACACTCGACACTAGGGCATGAAAAAGGCCCCGAACCTTCCCGTTGTAGGGAGGGCCGGGGCCGGGGTCCTGCGCTGTTCAGTTGTGGGTCACACGTCCTGCCGTTCCCCGAGGGCTCGGCCGGTTGCTTCCATGGCTTCCCGCTTGCGCGGGTCAGTGGCTTGCTTGGGTCCTCCGTCAGCGAGGTACGGCCAGTGCTGGCATCGGCTGTGTTCCCGACTTCCACACTTCCTGCATGGGGCGTTGTGCCGTTCTTCCATGCCGGGTGGGTAGTCCTTCCTACAGTTCGGGCAGTAGATCACGGCGTGTGTTCCTCCATAGCGTCTACCTTAGCTTGGTGGATCGCACAGTATTCCCCGCCCGGTACGGCGCTCTCGTCGCAGTATTCCGGGGGGTTCTCGCCGAATCCGCCCGTAAACCACGAGCAACCGGCAAGCTCCGGGCAATCGGCCTTGCAGTGTTCCGATGACCCGCACTGCCCGCACGGGGTGTTGAAAGCACCGGCTCGCCGCATCTTTTCCAAATGGTCATGGCCGATGCCCTCGGGTTCGTTCGTCATGATGCGCCCTCCCTCTCGTGAACAGTGATGCCGTACGACTCGGTGGGTTCGCCGTCCCACCCCTCGGGGTCGAACCAGCACGCATGCCCGGTGAAACCCCACTCTTTTGCGTCGGAGTCCGGTTCGTAGCCAAGGGCCCGTACTTCGTCATCCAGGTCGATTATCTCGCGGTTCGGGTACTGTCGTGCCGCAAGGATCTTGGGGAACCCGTCCGCTGTGAGCCATCGGCCATCCTTGATTTGGATGGTGCATGATCCGTCCGCGTGGTCATAGACCTGCGCCACCAATCGTGCCCTCGGTTCCAAGTTCTCGTACCAAGGGCCGGTCATCCGGCGCTCTTGCTCCGGGTCCCGGAACGTCGTCACTGCGTACCCCCTTCACGGGCCTTGAGGGCCCCTAGGAACGCCTCAACCTCCGCCCCCGGTGGGTTGGTCCGGTCGCCCGTTAGCAGGACGTGTAGGGCCCACACAAGGGCTCTGCGGCGGTCGTTGATCTCCTTGCGTCGCGTCCTGCCGATGGGTGTCCCATGTGGATGATCGGCCTTGGCGATCTCAGCATCAAGCCGGATGACTTCGGCCCCAATGATCTCGGGTCCCTTGTCTGTCACTGGTTTGCCTCGGGCAGGATTACACGGCGGTCCCGCATGTCCGGGCGCATACCCTCGGGCAGTTGGGCAAACAGACGGACGTACCGCGCGTACTGCCGTTCTTGGTCGGCCGTCGCGTTGATGAGACTCCGCCGGATGACGCCGGGCGCGTTCTTGCCTTCCTCGCTCGCGAGCATTTCGCGAGATTCGGTGATCTGTTGCACGAGCGTGGCAAGCATGAACCATGCCGCGTAGGCGAGTCCCTTCGTCATTTCGTTGTCGCGCGCACCCATGAGGTTCGCAAGATCGTTCAGTTGGTCGCTGATTCGCTGGTACCCCTCGGGGGTCACGTTGTGGTTCGGTGTGCCGTCTGTGTCGGTGTTGAGGATCATGTTTGCGATGGTGGGGTGCTTCTCGCTCTCCCACACTCGGCGCAGATCCTCGGGGCTGAAGACGCTGTTCCAGCTATTCGACATGGCCTCTACTCTCCGCGATTGTCTCGTCACGTTCTGTGTCCTAGGAACGTTCCTAGGTGCTAGGCCAAAGGGCCCCACCCGGTGGTTCCGAACAGGGCCCTTTAACGGTTTCCGGTACTACTCGCTGTCGCCGTCGTTGTCGCTGTCGCTTTCGCTGTCCTCGGTCGGAGCCGGGGCCGGGTTGACCGGCTTACGCCCCATCAGCGCCAACCCTACGTTCTGGAGTGTGGTCGTGAATGCCATGAGCTTTTCACGCAGGGCCTCAGCCTCGGTGTCCGTCAGCTCATCCACCTTGACCTTGGCGAGGGCCTTAGCGTCCTTGTCCAGAGCCTCAGCGAGCTTTTCTACCGTGCTCTTGGTCTTGGCGGACTCGTTCTCGCCCTCGTTCTCGCCTTCTTCGCCGTTCTCGTCGGAATCCTCACCCTCCTTCTTGCCCGAAGTGAGGGCCTTGTTCGCCCGACGCTCGGCCGCAAGTTCGGCCTTGGACTTGCGGTTCACCCCGTACAGCGCGAACACGAGGTCAGAGGGCTTGGTTGCGGCATCCGGGTTTTCGGCCTTGACCTCAGCCAGTGCAGCGGCCTCGGCCGGGAACAGCTCCGAGAACTGCTCGGGGGAATTGTCCAGCGAGTAGATGAACGCCGGGAGAACGGCGGTCATCTGGTATTGCACCTTGTCCCTAAGCTGCTTTTCCAGGGTCTCGTAGTCTACCGAAGCGTCGGCGCCCCACTGCTCGGCATGCAGCTTCTTCGCCGCTGCTTCGTAAATCGCCTTGGCAAGGTCCTTGGACTGCTTGCGGTCGCCCTTCAAGTCAGGCTTGCCCTGCTTGTTGATCACCCGCAGGCGGCCGTCAAGAATGGCCTCTGCCACCTTGCGCGCGTTCTCGTGAGCGTTGACGTTGGACTTGATGCCCTCAGCTACGAGAGACGCGGCGTTGTCAACGATCTTTTGGTAGTCCCGGATCTGCGTAACGTCCTTGGTCTCAGGCTTGAGGACGATTTGTGCACCGGCCTTGCGATTCCGAGCCTCAACCATCGCGTGCTTGAGCTGCATCCGCAGACCGGCCCTCTTGTTGGCCGTGATCTTGAGCAGTTCGGTTTCCGCCTGCCCTTCGAGAGACTTGATCTTGTCCCCGTCGTCCTTGGTCAGGGTGGCCAGCGTGGCGATGATGTTTTCTACATCAGCCTTGACCTGTGCGTCGATTTCGTCCTCAGTGGGCTTGGCGGTCTCAGTCACGTTCTCGTTCTCCTCGTTGGTGGTGTTCAGGCTCTCAGCGGCCTTAGTGCAAGCCTTGCAACCGAGGGTGGCACCGGGAACATTGACCAACCGAGCCACGGTCTTACCGCAGAGGGTTGTCTCACCATCAGTGGAACCGTGAACCGTGCCGCCTTTGCCGACAGTGTAGAACTTGATCTCGGTGGAAGTGGTCATTTTCCCGATACCTCTCGGTTTGCTGGGCCGACCCCCTGTCGGCCTCACGTGGAAGACAGTAGCACAGACTCACGGGGCGGTGTCAACCCCGAACATAGGAACGTTCCTATGTCGTTTCCCTTTGGTCCGTGTCCGATGTCAGTAGGTCCAGCGCCGCACGTAGCCGCTCGGGGTTATGCTTGAAGAACCCGAGGGCGGTAGCGCACTTCTGGCAGACTGTCCCCGTGACAGCGCCGGTGTCCTTGCGGGCGTATGGGCTATTGTGCTTCCGGTGTTCGGGCGCTTCTTCTTGGCACACATCGCACGGGGCCTTCATTAGTTGAACGTAGGTCTCGACAGTGAGACCAAACTTGCCCGCCCAATACTTGCGGTTCAAGTCGGCAGCAGTGATTCCGGCCTCTTGCTTGAGCCGCTTTAGACGATCTCGTGCCTGACGGGCGCGTCGGGTCTCTCTGCACTCGGGGTGCGTGCGCAGCAATCCGGGCTTCCCGCACTCAACGCATACCTGCTGCTTTTCAGCCTTTGTCTTGGTCTCGGGCTTGGGGGTGGCCGTTTTGCTTGCGGCCTTCTTTTCATTGCGCCATTTGTTGTGGCATCCTTTGCAGTAGGGTGAGTAGTAGACCTTGCCGTTATTTGTGCTTTTCTGGGGGTAGAAATCGGATAGGGTTTTAGTCTCCCCACATCTTTTGCATTGCTTTGCCTCCATGCCGAAGAGTATAGCAGAAAACAAAAGGCCCCCACAGCGAGTGATCGCCATGGGGGCCAAGGTACATTTGTTCTAGTACGGAAGAGTATCCGCGTGTGCGTACAAATCGTCTAGCGTGGAATTGTTGATGATGGTCAGCCCTACGGCGAACCCGTCAAGGGCCCGTTCGCTGATGTGAGCGGTGGAGTTGGGAGCATCGAGAGATGGACGTACGATGCGAACGAGCCGGAATCCGTGCCGCTTGAGTGTGCGTGCCTCGTTGGGGTAGCGAACATCGGTGACGACAGTAGGTCCGTCGCCTATTCGCTGCACAAGGGCCGAAACCCAGTAATCCGGGTCATGGTTCCTGACGCTCTGGCCGGTGTGCTGAAGAATCCGGCGAACCTCGGGGTATTCGTCCTTAGCTCGCTCCCAACCGACGTGCTCGACCAGAGTTGACAGACGAACGTGATTCAGCCCACCAAACCCCTGAAGGTCGTAAGGAATTACCGGGTCGATTTCAAGGATCATTTCCTTGAGCGGGTCAGCGAACGCCAGACGCGTATACCCGTACCGGGAAACGAGCCGGGCCCCCACAGTGTCCTTACCTGAGCGGGCCCGGCCAATCAGCGCAATGTCTCTCATGCGCTACGGAGATTGAGTTAGTTAAGACTTTTGGTAGCCTGCGGTGGATGCCTCAACCGTCTTGCGGTTCTCTGTCCGCTGTACTGCCTCACCGACACCGAGAATGGCCGCAGCAAGGGCTAGAACGGCCTCGGACGGCAGGGCCGGAACATAGTGGGCCACGAGGGCCACAAGGGCTACAGCGACCGCATAGAGCCGCGTAGCGTGGTCACGGATAAAGTTCATTCGGTATGTCTTCTTTCGGCGTTACTTAGGCACCTTGAGCTTGGTCCACGAGTCGCGCCCCGGCCAACCGTCAGCGTCCGCGCCGCTGTAACCTAGCTTGCGCTGCCACCATGCGTACGCCTTGCGGTCTGCCTCGGTCCACTGCGGGCCCGGACCCTTCGCATAGCCTCGATAACCGAGGGCGACTAGACGCTTGCCCATGGCGGTGACGATTGGCGAATTGGGGTTCTTCTTGAACCATGTCACACCGGGAAATGCGACATAGGTCTGTGTGGATGGGGCCGGGGTGGTCGGCTCGAACTCACCGGCCTTTAGTAGTGCGTAAAGAGCGTCGCCAGGGCAAGCGGTCGCATAACCGTCTCGATGGCCCTTGATTTCGTTACCGGCCCCGCCGTTCTTTCGCAGGTAGGCGATCAGCTCACGTGCCGCGTTCATCTGTTCGCGGGTCGGCGTTGTAGAACCCGAGGAGCCGACAAAGAGGTTCACGGCATAGTGGTTGCGATTAAGCGTGGTGTTACCGTTTGCGGCATTCTGAGCATGAAGCCCTCGGCCCTCAAACACGTATCCGTGCTCGCAAACACCGTAATTGTACGCCCAATCGGCCCAACCAAGCTTGTCCATGTAGTAGTTCTGTAGCTTGCGCATGTAATCGTCACACGTGGAGTGGTCCGAAGATTCATACGCGGTGCCAAGATAGTGAATCTTTACGCCGTAGTTGGATTCCACACGTGGATGACCATTCTTTGGGGGACGCGCTCCCCACTGGGAACGGGTAACAAGCTTCACTGATAACTCCTTTCGTCGGCATGAAAGCGCCCCGCCCGGATTCTCGCCGGATCGGGGCAAGGTTTTGACATAGGAACGTTCCTATGTCAAGCGACTCGGGTCAAAGTGAGGTAGCTACCCGAGGCTAGGGTAGTAGCTGCGGCGTTTGCTGTGTTCTGTGCCCATCGGAAGGTGAAACTTCCAGATGACGCCGCTGTCCGCAGTAGGCCCTTTACGGTGCAACCAGTCGTAGCGCTGAAAGTGTCGTCAGTGCCGATCGACTGAATTCCGCTACCGTCATTATCGGCGTAGACTAGGGTTGTTCCCGAGGGGCCTGTGAAATCAAAGCGCATTCCGCCCCCGCCGTTAGTCCAGACAAGGGTACATTCAACGATGTAGACCGAGTTTGATACGACGGGTAGAACGAGGTCAGGATCCGCTGTCACGGTAGTGCTGTTGGTTATCGATGTTGCGGTATCCTTCCACACCACCTGAGTACCGTTAATACCGTTGATTGTTACGCCTGAGCTGAAAACCGGTCGAGAGGTGAAAGTCTTCACACCGGCCACCGTTTGCGCGCCTGTCAGAAGCACGGATGTTCCCGACGTCTCGGCGCCAACGTCAGTCGCATTTAGCGTGACAGTTGGTCCCGTCTTGCCGTTCACCGAGGTAACGGCATTAGGGTCTGACATCTGCGGAAGTTGCGATGCCGGTACCTTGCCGTTTGTATCCAGAGATGCTACGCCATTGGCGACACCCTTTTCGCTTGCTGGAACAGCCCCTACGTCCAGAGCGTCTAGGACGACATCTGGGCCAGCGTCGCCATTAACCGTGTTGACATTTCCGGTTCCGGGATCGCCCTTTTCTCCCTGGGGTCCTGGTGGTCCCTGCGGCCCCTCTAGATGGGCTTGTAGGTACCACTGGTCAGTGAGGTAGTAAACGTTACCGTTTACGCGATCAAGGTAAGCATCTCCGGTTACAGCGCCTTCTATCTCACCCGGCTCGCCATCTCCGAAGAACCATAGCGAGCCTCGTTCACCCTGTGGGCCCTCCGGTCCAGTTGGGCCGGGAACGGTGGATGCCTCACCCTGTGGTCCCTGGGGTCCTGGTGGTCCCTGGGGTCCCTGCGGTCCCTGGGGTCCGACAACGGGCACGTAATTTGGAGTGAAAGGGTTGGAAGGGGCGATCTCATCTAGCCAAACGCTTGGCGCTGACGCCGGTAGCTTAATGGCGTACGGCTGCCGATTCTGCGTTCCGCTAATACGTTCTGTGATTTGGTAAGCCCAGTCGGATGGATTACTTCCCTCAACATCAGTCGCCGGAAGCGTAACGGTGAATCCGCCCTGAGTATCCAGCGGGATCACTACTGGTCCGGTAATGAAAACATCCGCATCCGGGAATGTTAGCGGACTAGGGGCGAGAATTTCGACAAAGCCCTTCAGTGGGCGGCCATCAGGTCCGATATAGATAGCTCGAAGGGTGACACGAGGGATTGATGCCGGTAGATCAAACAGCGTTGCCATCACTCTACCTCCTTTCGACCTAGGAACGTTCCTATGTCAAAACCCCTGTCGCTAAGCATCTTCCGCAGTTCTGCGTTCTCGCGTCGCAAAGCCTTGATCTCTTCGCCAAGCTCGTTTACTTGCTCTGCCAGTCGGTCAGCTCGTAGCTTCTGTGCTTCCGCTTCCTCTCGCCATGTTTCAGTGATTCCACGCTTCCACTTCTGTAGGGACGCGAAAACGAAAACAAGGACGGGGATGACGACTTCAAGTCCGGATGGAATAGCTGAGAGGTTCATAAGCTAAATCCTCGTGTAGGGCTCGGTGATATCAGCGTCCCGAGCGAAACGTACTCCGCCACCGTTGGTCAGAACGAACCATCCAGGCACACTAGCCTCCGGAAGTCGATCAGCGGGAAGGCCAACACAGTAGTGCATATTTGAGATGTGGTAAGCGCCGGTCCATGCCCCATCCCGGTCCTGAACATCGATCCATCCCATAGGGGGAATGGTGTTATCGGAAGATGGCCGAAGACCTGCCGCCCATATACCAGCGGAGCCCACTAGGTCCGCATCCCAAATATCTGTTTCGTTGGACATCTTGAAGTACCCAAACATTTGACGCACGGCGGGATTATCTGGTCGCTGTGGCATATCGTTTGGGTTTCGATGCTGAAGCTCGATGGTGTATACCGCATCGTCGGTATCACTGTAATCCCATCCAAACGGAATACCGTGAATCCAACGCCATCGCCCCACGCCGATAGATCGAATCGTGGTTCCAGTGAGGCGCATAACGCTAGTAGCGGAAACGCAATCCTTGAACTGCGATCCGTAGGGATGGCGGAATGCTGCTAGGCGGATTTCCACTTCGCTGCGGCCTGAAATAATGCGATCCGTGATGAACTTACATTCCACTCGATCAAACTTCAGGCCGGTAACGTTGGCAATGCCGCAAGATGACCATGCGTTATCAGCGGAACGGTTGCGTGGAATCGCGGCCCATTCCGTAGTCGGATACTGGTCGTAAACCGTCTGGGGGACCGGGCGGCGCTCCAAGGCGTCGAGACGATTCTTCAGCTCTCGGAGGTCGCTGACTAGGTCTGGGCTTGTGGTCCCAGGTCGTGCCATGGGTCAGTCTCCTTGAAAAGATCATCCTGGACTAGGGAAAGCGAGATTCGGTCTGATCCGTCACTAGCCACAGACACCGATGCCTCAGTCACTACATAAACTTCGTCTACTAGATTCAGGAATCCGTCATCTGTAGTAACAAACGTTCGCATTCCTGGCTTGAAAGTCAGAGGGGAAAACTGATTTGGATACGTCTGCGCATGCGGGATGATAGTAGGGGCGGAGCCAAACGACAGGGCAGAACGGACCTTGTACTGAAGGGCAACACGGCTCTTGGCGCTGTTCTCGTTTAGAACAGTGTTTAGCTGCGGGATTACGTCAAGTAGTCCGGAATTCTCGTCAGACGCAAATGGAGTCAGTGACTTCTGTCCGTCAGTCGCGCCTACAGCGAAAGCCGTAGTAGCAAGTCCCGTACCGTCGACCGTTACCTCAGTGAACTCACAGTTCTGCCCTTGCTGTAGGGTAGCGCCAATTCCGTAAGGGTGACGGTTCGCAGTATTCACAGCCTTATTGCCGATATGGCTACCCGGAAGCCACCAGTATGGTTCGAAGTAGAGGAAGAAGCCGCCCCCATACTTACCTGTGACAGGGTCAAAGGAAGTAATGTCGTCGCAGAGATCAGAAAAGACCGCGTCTAGCTGCTTGAATTCATACGGGTTCCAGCTTCGGTCACGCACCATGTTGGTCGTAGTCAGCTCAGTTGCATTGGTACTGATCCCGTTGTTGATGTTACAGGTGTTGATGAGGGCTTGGATCATGGTTATCTGTTCGATACCCTTGTACCTCTGCCCATCTGTGGCTGTGTGTCGATATCGGTAGTACGATAGGTAGCCTTGGGCGGAGAGGGTAATGGTGCGTCGACTTAGATCCATCCGGTAAGCCCACAGGATTCCACCCCATACAAGGTCCGTACCTCGCTGAATTGCTACGCCAGTACGCACGGGAAAGAGATCTATAGGCGCTATCGGAGCACCGTCCTTGCGGGTAGCTCCCATCGGGATTTCGATGGTTGCCTTTCCTGGCTCATCCATCACATAGCTGTAGGAGAGGCTTGCAAATGGAACTTCGGCATAGACCTGCCGAGAGATCATGTTATAGAGGAAAACCTTGTACGTCATCATCACACCCAAGAGTCTCGCCAGCGAAGGAACCCGGCGGCATCTGCGTGATTTCCGCTCTTCGACAGGGTCATGTACGTGTCTCCGGGTTCGAAAGTTGGTGTGTTTGAAGGCGTCCAAGTTCCCGAACCCGGAAATGTAATTACTTCTCCGGTGATTGCGTTCGTTAGCGTTGGATTAGTCATCTGGTCGATTAGGAAATAAGGCTGCACTGAGCGTGAGCCATCGACGGTAATACGGGCCAGCACACCGGGCTTGAGCGTGATGTTTGTTTCATCGACGGCGTAAATTGCCGGATCAGTAGCGAATAGCTCAATCTCGAATGCACACGAAAGACGCGCGAACGAGGCATCAAGTGGGTTCGAGCGCTTACGGGTTCGGGCATTCACGTAAGCCTCACGACCGTTGGCTATGCCGGGAATGCGGAACCGTAGTGGGGTCTCACCGGCAACTCCGGGGGAGAACGCCTGCATGATGAGGTTGACAGCGGCGGAGAACTCGGCTGTGTCCATTGCCTGAACCTCAAGAGAAAGATTGACCGTTCGCCCACCCAAGTAATCGTCACCGGCCCATAGCCCGTCTCGCTGAATCAGTGCTATGTCATTGGTCCGGATGTCCGGCGTGGAAGCGATGTCAAAGTTCGTGAAGTTCACGGCGGGTAGGGTCTCGGCGTCACCGATGGTGATAGGGCCATAGGACAGAGTCCAGTCAAGCATGGTCATCGACCTCTCGACCTAGGAACGTTCCTAGGGTGGTTGCGAACATGATGCGTGTGTGGTTAACTAAGTCTCGTCAGACACCGACAAGGGGAGGGGCGGAATGCAATCCCTATTCATTGAAGAACTTGACGGAGAAACGTACGCCACCGAAGAAGAAGCGGAAGACGCCTACTACCGTCGCCACGGCGACACGTGCGGTCCGGTCTGGTCGGACTATGGCGGTTGGGTGAACTAGGATGAAAGGGCCCCCTGGGAGAACCTGGGGGCCCTTTCAACATAGGAACGTTCCTATGTCAACGGCCCGAAGTGCGCAGGACCCATGCCACCTCACGGCCAATCTCGAACGGATCGGCGTTCGTCTCGGCATTAACCGTGATGGACTGCACAGGATTCAATGTGCTTCGCTGCTGTGCGTCCGTCTGCGATCCCAGAGACTTGCGCATGGCTGCTGCCATCTTATCGGCCGCTCCAGATGCCTGCGGTAGCGTTGCCATCTCCTCTAGGGCATTGGCGAACGTGGCCGACGATGCAAAGGCCATTGGTTCCGCAGACAGCGCCATTGGCTCGGACATGAGCGAGAATCCGCTAGTCTCGGGCTCCGTAACGGCTAGACTCATCGGGGAAATTTGACCGATATCCGGTAGTCCAGGGATAGAGTTGTACGCCCGGATCAGACCATTGATGATTCCGATGATGCTGTTGATGGCCACCCTGAAGCCCTGTTCGATCTTACCAGGGATGGCGCTGATACCGTCCCAAATCCCCGAGAAGAACTGAATGGCACTATTCGCAAAGTTGCGAATACTGTTCAGGGTGTTGGTTAGCCGCGTAATCCAGTCGGACAGCCAATTGATAATTGACTTGATAGCCGGAACCAGCGATGCGACGATGCCCGACACGAGCTGAGCAATCACGCGAATGATTGGCGTGATAACTGGAACGAGGACCTTTAGAGCGGCCTCGATCAGCTTGGCGAAAAGCGGCAGTAGTGGCGACAGCGCAACCATGATATCAACGAACGCTCGCATAAGCGTCTGTAGGCTCGGCCCTAGAGCGCTGATAATCTGAGACGCAATCTGAACGAATAGCGGGATCAGAATATTTAGCGCTTCCAGGATGGGTGAGAGGGTCATCGGCAGTGCCTGTAGTACCGGCTTCAGAAGGGTCAGTAGAAGCTGTGCCACCTGCGTAATCAGTGGTGCTAGGGCCGTGAAGATCGGCACTAGACCAGTGACTAGCTGCGTGATCAGCGGTGCTACTGCCGTAAGAATCTGTCCCAGGATTGGCACTAGCTGCGCAATGATCGGCACAATGGCTTGTACCGCTGTAGCCACGACGGTACCAAGTATCTGACCGAGCATCTGAAAAACGGGGGTCAGACTCGTGATGACCGGGGTCAGTACCTTTAGGGCCGAAGTGATCGCCGGTAGGACTGCCTGAGCGAATGCGGCCAGTCCGGGGGCAATTGCCTGAATGGCTGCACCAAGTGTCCCGCCTATGGCCGCTGCTAGGTCACCAACAAGAGGAGCGATTACCTGAATGGCCGGTACTAGTCCTTGAACAAGGCCATCGATCAGGTTGAGCACTCCGCCCGTTATGCCATCGAAAAGCGGGGCGAAAGCGGAAGCAAGACCGCCAAGAAGTGGACCTAGAGCGGCTAGGATATCTCCTAGCCCACCGAATAGCGAATTCATCGCCATTCCCGCGCCCTCGGCGTTTTCCCCAAGGGAGGCGAACATGTCGCCTAGGCCGCTTCCAAGGGTGGTAAGGCCAATCTGCATCCCCTCCACCACAGGGCCAAGGTTCTGCATAGCCGAAGTAAGCCCCGGCAGAGCGGCCGATGCTAGACCGGTGACCCCTTCGACTACCGGCTTAATCCACTGCGCGCCAGCGGCAAATAGCGGGCCCATCTCAGAGACGAGACTCTGAATAGCGGGCATAGAATCGACTAGTGCCCGCCCAAGGGGTTCTGAAATCTTGCCGAACTCCGACTTAATGGCATCAGTCGCCTTGGTCATTTCGACCTTCAGCGTCTCGGACTGCGCAACAGCCATTGCGCCAATCCCGACCATGGCTAGGGGCAGTGCTGCAAGGGCACCACCAGCGGCCACACCGGCAAGACCGATAGCACCCACACCGATGCTGGCCTTAGTTGCCGTGCCGCTGACTCGTCCGAGAGACCCGAGAATTCCGGAGATTGCGCCGGACGTGCGCTCTAGTCCGCCTCTATCAACATCAACGTTGATATTCGACGTGCGATCACGTGCAAGACGTGCAAGCGCAGCCTCAGCGGTTTCGGTATCAAGATCGATCTGTACGCTACGGTCCCGCGTGACACGGCTCAGTTCCGTATCAAGGGCGGCAACATCAATGTCAATGTGTACGCGTACCTGTGACCGGCTCTCGATTCGGTCTAGGTAACGCTGGAGCGAGGTGGCGAACGGCGTAGTGTCGGGAAGAACCCGAATAGCTACGCGGCCTGCCTCGGAACCTCCCGGCCCGGCCATGGCACCCCCTAGGGATCATGCGCGTGGTAGCCGGTGTACAGGAATCGGCATAGCGCGCGGATTGTTTCGTATCAGGGCTTCGGCCGTCCGGATGGTGCGCTTGCGCTGTCCCGGTCGCTCAAAGGGCTTGGGCTTCTGCGGTGGCCGCTTAGCGTTTTGCGCCCGCACTGCCCACGTAGTCATGTTCACCGAGTCAATAAGGGCGGCTAGCAGATAGGCCACCGTGTCCCACCCGGTGTGTTCCCGTCCACCTCGGACGGCTACGACAAATGCGGAGTCCTCCGGGAGATTGCGAACCATGGCTAGAGCCGACTTGGGCGAGACGGAACCCGCCACCACATCGGAAAGCCGTAGGCCGTAATGCCGCTGAAAGTCAGCGACTAGTTCGGCCCCGTTCTTGTCGCACATCTCCCGGAGCGTCAGGCTTCCGGGGCCTGCGTACCCTTCGACCAAGCCTCAACTAGCTTGACCTTTGCGCCAAGGGGCAGCATGTCAAGAACCGGCTTGAACCGATCGGCGTCATCGACTACGGCAAGTAGCACGTTGTCAATTGCGTTTTCCTGCTTGTCAACGTCGTTCGTCTTGCCGTTGGCAATCTTCACAGCGTCAACCACGGTCTTGCGTGCGTGGCGAGGAAGGACAGCGATAGAGCGCAGCGCGAACGTGTCACCGTCCGGGCCCTCAAACTCTACGGTCTTGTAGCTCTCCTCAACCTCGGCCATTAGGTCGTCAAACGTAACCTTGCTCATGTCTGGTCCCTCCGCTGGTCCCGAGAATGAGCCTCCCCCGTAGCGGGACCAGTGACTACGGGGGAGGGGCCTAGATCCTAGGAACGTTCCTAGGTCAGAGCGGCAAACGCGTCGATATCACCAAGCGATCCATCCGTACCGGCGAGGATGGTTCCCGTGATCGGGAACTCAAGCAGCGCGGTAGGGTCGAAAGTGATTGCGTCCGAGCCGAGTAGCGAGACGTTCGGCAGCCAAATTGGCAGCATGTGAGACGCGTCAACGACGACGATCAGCATTGCCTTTGCCTGCGGCGCTGGCTTGGCCGGGATCTTGAACGAACCGTCAGCCTGTACGGCACCGGCACCGGCACCGAAGTACAGTCGGTAGGTCTCGGCGGAAGCCTGTAGCGCGTTCAGCGTCAGCGAGTAGGTAACATCCGGGTTCGTCGTTCGTAGCTTTGGGTTCTGCCACGAACCGCGCGTCTCGGGGTCGTCACCGTCACGACCAAACTCGATGCCGTTCTCTAGCGACGTGTGACCGACTGCATCCCAACCGGTACCGGGTGCGAGAGGGTCAAAGCCTGCGGCGGGCTTTGCTGTGTTCGGGTTGGCGAGGTACACGTAACCGGTGCCCGGTAGCACAACCTCGGTATCGTTCTGAGCCATGAATTAGCCCTCCGTGTTCAGCGCTGGACGCGCCGTTAGCTGATAGGTAGCGATGAACCGGCTAACGTTGGCGTTGTCACCGGGGCCGGGAGACCACGGGCCGGTTACCTCTGTGAAGTGGGCAAGCGAACCCTCGGCGTCGGCAACCTTGGTACGGCACGCGTCAACGAGGACGGCTCGCACCTTGCGGGCTAGCCGGGAAGCCTCACGGCGGTCTGTGTGGAAACACTGAACGTCCATCAGCGCGCGGTCTGCGAACCGAGGGTCAATAGCGGCCCCGCCTACCCGGTGAGTGACGATGAGAGGGCTTGTGCCGTCCCAGTCGGCCGGATAGTCCACGGCCGCGCGAACGTCCGGGAGACCGGCGCGTAGGGCCTTGAGAACGAGGGATTCAACATCGGGGAGAACTGCGGTCATTCAAGCCCCTTCTCAATCGCGTGAATACCTCGGACCGGACGGCCCGTCTTGCTGTCGATGTGGCCCCAATTGATGCTGATTGCGTTGGGGTCCGTGATGCTGACTAGCCAGTCTTGGCGGCGGTGCGGGCCGGAAGCCTTGACTACCTTGATGGACCGCTGAAAGTCACCGGTGTTGTGGTGGCTAGCCGCAGCACTGCGAACCTTGTAGGCACGGCGTACGGCTTCCTCGTGCACGGCGTCATTCACACCGGGGAGGCTGGCCAGCCGCTTACCGAGACCACGTTTAACCGTCGCCAACTGCCACCACCTCAGCCGTGTCGAATGTCGTGCGACGGGTGGCGAAATGTCGGCGTGGAGTCCGCGCAACAGACCAGCGTCGGCCCATCATGTCCACTCGGGACCACGGGCCAGCGGGGAGATAACGGCCCATGATCTTGAACCGCTCGGGCTGTGACCAACCCTCGGGGTCCTCGGCGTTCAGAGGCTGGGCAAAAACGCGCACCTCTACCGGCTCACCTTCGCCCGGCTTGGTCCCGCCGTAACCATCATCGACCATTACGGCGGGATAGACCTTGGCAACTACCGGCGCACGGTCAAAGATCGCCATTCCGGTAGTCCTTTCCGAATGGGTAGTAGCGGTGGTGCGCTACCTTGACCGGTCGCTGAACCGGTACCGATGCGAGCCCTACACGACCGGAAGCCTGACGGATAACGGTTAGCTCATCCTCGCGGAAAAAGTTTCCAGCCGATCCGGCCTCGGGTAGTCGGTACTGATATTCACCGGCCATCTCGGAGACATAACCCTCGGGGTTGCGCATACGACGCTCTGCCACAGCGAGGACAACAGCCTTGACCGCCTCGGGGACCGGTGTGGTGTTACCCCACGTAGGCAGACCGTAGTGACGCGCCAGGGCGGAAATATCGTCAATAGCAGAGCTAGCCGCAACCGATTCCACTGGGGTAAAGGTCACCATCATGCGCGCCTGTAGTTCGGCAACCGTTGCAAGGGCGGCCATTTGCAAACCTCCCTAAAGAACGGGGGCCCGACATAGGAACGTTCCTATGTTGGACCCCCTGTGGTTACGGAGCCTCCGGAGCAAGTGCGACCTTGTACCCGCGTAGCTGAGCCTTGACAATCGTCTCGGGCGTAGGCTCTGCGATAACCGCGCCGGTTGCGTCCACGTACTGACCACGCGCGTTGAACAGCGGGTCAAGTACCGGCGAGATACCGACGTAGACTGACAGGAACGATCGGTCCATAGCCTTATCGCTGTTGTAGTCCCGGATGTATCGCATAGCAACACCGTCCGCAGACTGCGAGGATGCAAATGCGGCACCGGCCGGAGCGTTCGGCGCAATCATGGCTAGCTTGAACGCCGTAGGGTGAAGCGCAATCATGTGGTCAGGGTTGATCACATCAGAAACCACGATGGTGAAGCCATACAGGCGACCAAGGGTTGCCTCACGCAGGGAATCCGTCGTACCTGACTCATCCAGCTTGGTAAGGTGCGGGTCGGTCAGCATGATTGCCTCAAGCTCAGTACCGATCACCAGCACACGGCCACCCGCCGGAACGTGGTTGTCGTTCAACTTCTTACGCAGGCGGGGAATTACCATGCGAATATTGCGCGCCTGAGCCTCGGGGTCAGCGTCACGCGGAATCGTAACTACCGTACCGTTCTTATCGGTAAGGTTAGGTAGGGTTCCAAGAGCGTCACGAACGTACAGGTCAACGGTTGAAGCAATTGACCATACCTGGGGGGAAAGGACCTGATCCGCGAACGACTCGATGTCAAGCGTAGCCTCGGCATCCGTGATATCAACGGCCGAATAGATGTGATCCGATAGCTTGACCTGAATCGTGCTCTCAACGATCTCGTCCGTCAGGATGCTTCGCGTCTTGCTACGCGTGATTGCCTCGGAACGAGCGGCCAGAACAGCCGGACGACGAATGTTCAGAACGTCACCCTTGGCACCCCGGAAGCTGTCGCCACTCTGAGTGTCCACAAGACGGGACATGATCAGCGTGCGCTGTAGAAGGGGGAGGGCGGTTGCAGCTAGCTTTTCCTGCTGCTTAATAAACTCGGACATGTGGGGTTACTCCCTGATCAGAAACGGCGAGACTTGGCAAACAGCCGCTCGGCTAGTCGCTTGCCCTCGGCCTTGGGGTCGTTGTCGGTGTCGGTCGGGTCTAGGCCACCGGTCCCAAGCGAGGAACCTCGACCGGCGAACGTGGTAAGTGCCTTTGCGTCCGCCTCTACGGAGCCAGCGCGAAGCATCGGAATTAGTTCATCCGGGACGCCGTACTTGCGGGCCATGCGCTCTCGCTCTAGTTCGAGCTTGAGGTTTTCGGCCTCGGTCTTGGCTGCATCAGCCTCGGCCTTAGCCTTAGCGGCCTCGTCGTCGCCCTGTACGGCCGTCTGAGGGGACGGGGGAGTGGTCCCGGTCGCCTTGGTTACCGGAGGCGCAGAAGGCTCTGAGACGGGCGCCTGTGGCGTCTCAGGGGTCTTGGTCTCCTCGGGCTTAGCCTCGGGCTTGGTCTCCTCGGTAGGCTTGGCCTCGGGGGTCGTCTCCTCGGGCTTGGTCTCGCCCTCGGGCTTCTCAGCCATTTCGTTCTCTCCGTTGTGCGTCGATACGGTCGCGGAAGTTCTTTAGCTGCGTCTCGCCGGAGCCCTCGGTGTCGTTCCACATGCGCGCGTATTCATCGGCACGTCGCCGGTCGTCAGCGGGCATGGACTGACCACGGAAAAGGGGGAGGGTCTGACAGTGACAATCGGGGTGGTACTGATCCGGGTTCTGCTCGTCCACCCATGACCGAGTACGACGCGATGCGTTCCGATCCTCGGTGTAAACGAGACCTCGGCTAGCGAGCATGGCGCAGAATCCGCAAGGGTCCGGGTCAGTTTTGCGGTAATAGCCGATAACCTCGGGGTCATTCTCGCGGGCATCTGCCAGCGCATCCCGTCCGCCCTGTTCGGCTAGTCGTCCGGCATCACGGGCAAGGTTGGTTCCAGCACGGGACATAATGTCGTCAATCTCGGCTAGAAACTCGGGGTCATCTAGTCGGCCCCGCTGGATTTCGCGGGTCACGGGCGCAGTGTGGACAAAATAGCTAGCCGCAGCCTGTCGGGCCTCGGTCGTCTCGTTTCGACCTAGGAACGTTCCTATGTCTGGAAGACCAGCCGCGTTACGGGCTTGGCTGTGGAACCGGGTACCGGCCTCATAGGACCGGCCCCGTGCCTCACTCACCATGTCCCGGTAGACCTCCCACAGCATGTCAGCGTCGGCATGTAGGGCACGCGGGTTAAGCGTGCGAAACCAGCGAATGACACGCTGCATGAGGCTTGCGGCTATGGATAGCTGTTCGTCGTAGTAGTCCCGTGACGCGCGGTCGTAATCCGCTTGCGTCACTTAACCCCCTGTGCCGGTGGCTGTGGCTGTCCGGGCTGTGGCGGAATTCCCGGCTGTGCGGGAACCGTCGCCTTGGCCAGCGCGTTAGCCATCTTCTGTGCAGGGTCCGCCTTTTCGGCGTACTCATGGAACCGGTCAATGTCTGTCTGCGTGAAACCGGGGAGCTTATCCCATAGGGCCTCGGGCGGAACGCTCACCATTTGTACGAGCTTGCCGAACGCGTCTGCCGTCTGTGCCAGCGAACGGGAACCGGTGTCACGCCAAACAACCTGCGCCTTACGGTCGGTCGCTAGCTTGGTCTTACCTGCGGCCTTGGCGCACAGACGTAGAACCGACTCCCACGATTCCCCGAATGCTTGCTTGAGGGCATCCACCTTGCGCATAAGCGCACTCTCGGCAGCGGCCAGAGCGTCAGCACTCAGGTTGGCCATGGTGCCAAGTAGGTAGTGTGGGGGAGTCTGTGACACGGCGGCCATATGCTGCACATTCAGCTCTAGAGCCTTAAGGAATCCATCAAGCGGAGTTTCGGACAGCTCACCAAACTGGGTGTCCGGGTCCTCGGCCATCATGACGCGCGTCGGGTCGAACTGAACCGGCTTATATAGCGGTTCGCCCGTCTCGGGGTCTGTGCGTACCTCGCCGGTAATCGGGTCGATATCCAGCGGGGGAGCCATGCCGGTTGCGTATCGGACCTTGAACGATCCGTAGGTCTGCGCGATCAGCAGGTCAAACCAGGTTTGATTGATGCGGTCACAGATTGGGATGAGCGGTTCTACGAGACCAACCGAGCGGCCGAGTAGGTCAATCTGTGCGGCGAATCGTACGACGGGGGTAACACCGAACCGGTGAGTCTTGCGGCCGGTAATCACCCATCGGCCGTCCTTGTTGGCTACGTCGATGACCTCGCGGTTATCGTAGTAACGAACGCGCTCCTCAACACCAGTGTCTGGGTTCTTGAAAACCTGAATGGCGTACAGCGGGAATTCATCGGTTACGGGGTCATCGTATGCGGCCCAAATGCGCATAGCCGAAACCGGCTTTATCGTGGGGCCGTCCGGGTCGTCACCGACTACAACGTAAGAATGCCCGTAAACAAGGGCCCCCTCATGAACGATCCGCTGTCGCGCGTCCATGCGGTTGTCCTGCCAAATGTCCCATACAGCGTCCCCCTTGCCCGAGGACGGACGGAAGCCGTCTACCTGTAGGTTCTGTAGGGGCGCGGCAACAATCCACGGTAGCCAGTTATGAATAGAGCGCTTGGCAAGTAGCTTGTACTCAGCATCAGCGTGGCGCGGCATGTAGGGGCCAGCGTGACGACCACGGTAATAACGATCAATCGTCTCTAGACGCTCGTCATAGTCGTAGCGCATTCGGTCTAGGCCGAACTGTAGGCGCGTGGCAATATCCGCCATTCCGGCCCCTTTCTTCACATGCCGCCGAAACCCCAAACTCGGCCGGAACGTGGCCGCTTGAGCTTTCCGCTTTCGAGTAGGTTGGTACGTGCGAGATCGGCAAGTAGAAGCGCTGCATAACCGTCGACCTTGCGCTTACTCTCGCGGTGTTCCTTGGTGAAACTGACGCCAAAGCGGTTGATTTTCCGCTTAGCGTTCATGACGTGTCGGCGTAGCGTGTGGTGCCCGTTGTGCCGAATAGCGTGAGACTCGACAGCGGCAACGAGGCGTTCGTTAGCCTGCGTGATTTCAGCGAGACCACCGCGCATATCCCGGCCAACCGTGCTTTTGCCGGAAGCCTTGACGACAAGTCGGGAACGATATTCCTCGGACCACGCTTGAACTTCGGCCTCCCACAGCGCAACGTCGGCAAAGAAGCCAACTACGTCGTAGGTGGCGAACGCAGCGTGAACGGCGTCAACGACCTGATCTTTGGGGACTTCCCAGTTCTCGCCCTGCGGGCCGTCCGGTGCTTCCCAAATGCCTAGCGGCTGAACGAACCGATCCAACACTCGCATAGCCACTAGGGCCGTTGCATCGTCGGTTTTGCCACCATCGAAACCGAGGGTGATCCGGTCACCGCGCTTGAGGGAATCGTCTACCTTGCACGCGTCCCAGTCGGTCGGATTGATGAGTGAGTCATCATCGGAAACAAGTTGATTGAGGAACATTCGGCGTGACTGGTAGGCCGGATAGGTACCGGCGTAAATCGTGGAAATGATCCAATCCACGTCTAGCCACGTGGCGTCACCTCGGGCGGCAAGGATGCCAGCCTCTAGGGCCTCACGGTCGGCAAGATCGGAAATGCCAGGAGCCTCTACGCTGTCGTAATACACACCGGCTCGACGGGGTACGTCCTCGCCCTTGTCCCGCAGCTTGGACCACGCGTGATAGGTCCGCTCAGCCACCGAGTCTTCACCGGGCAGGGGGGCGTTCGTGATCTCCATGCTGCGAGCGCCACCGCCGCGTGACTTGGCGAGATTTCCCGCAATGGTGAGCGCCATGGCGTGCCCGCCGTTGGTCTCAATCCAGTGCTGAGTCTCGTTCAGGAGATTAAAAGTGCTTCGACCACCTTCAAGGGCACGAGCAGAGCTAGTCACGGCCTCAATGCGGTTTCCGACAGCGGAATAGATGATCTGCTTTCCTACGTCAATTCCGTACTTCTCGATAGCCTCGGCGCTGAACAAATTCGGGAAAACCGTCATCGTGTTGCGCGTCTGGTCCATCGACGTAGCCGCAATTTGAACCCATGCCGCAGGCTGTGGCTTGGCGACCGGATACCCGTCCTTGTCCCAATGGGAGAAACGGCAGGGGCCGACGAATTCGAATGCACACAGCGCGGCGGTGAACGGGTCCTTACCCCAACCCTTAAGACGGCGGATCGTTCCCTGTCGGTAAACGAATCGGCCGTTCTCGTCAATCTCGTACCATCGCTTAATGATGCGGATTTGCTCGGGAGTGAAGCGCCACGGCTTACCGGCGTCCGGGCCGTCAGGCTGAACGAGGTACTTGGAGCACCACAGGAAGCACCACACGCCTAGCGTGCGATCGTCCGGCGGTACGTAGTCGTCTTCAATCGTGCGGATGGGTTCCATCGGGTCCCTCCTGGTTGTGTCCGGTGCGGTCCTTGTGTAAGGTCTGGGGCACAGGCACGACAGCGAGAGGACGCGGGAATGTCTAACCCGATGTTTGAAACCGAGCAGTACCGCCGCTACTTTGAAGAGGGGAGGGCGCTTGGGATGGACCACGCGGAAGCGGCGGATTACGCACTAAGGAAGTGCGAACGGCAGTAAGTGAAAGGGGCCTCGGAAACGGGGCCCCTTTGCTGTCGTCCTAGGAACGTTCCTATGTCTGAGACTTGTAAGCGGCCATTAGGTCGGCAATACCCGAGTCAACCTCGGCGGCCTCGGCCTTGGAAAGCTCAATACGCAGACGGCGACGGGCACCCTCGGTAGTGAGTAGGTCAGATGCGGCCGACACAACAGCGGCGAAAAGCTGACCGCTTAGCCGCTGTCCCTGGTTCAAGTTCCGGCTCATGGCCTCGGCCACGTACGCGGCTTGGGCCCAATCGGATGGCTCGAAGAAGAATGACTGTCCGGACTGCGCCAGAGAGTCGTACCAACGCTTGGCGATAGGGTGCCAGGAAGTATCCGCCGGGGGAGCGGTTGACCCGTCAGGGTGTGCGCTCGGCGCGGTTGCGGTCTCTACCTCGGCCTTGTTCTTTCGGCGGCGCATGTCGGATCGCTTGGGTACTGGTCCACGTTCGCCCATCGGGTCACCTCCCTGTGATACGCTGGCTCCCCAACTTCCATAGGGGACAACAATGCGACTCGATTTGACAGATGATGAGGCCGATGTCTTGGGGTGGGCCGTTATTGGTGCACTAAAGGAGACTCGGACCGCAGCCCGCGAAGCGACCAACGACGAGAAACGGGCTGGATATCAACGCACCGAGACGGTCCTTCAAGGTATCCGCGAAAAGCTGGACAGAGAACGAGGTTACGAAAGCTAGTGTGAATGGGCCTCGGGGGAAACCTCGGGGCCCTTACTTGTGCGCGGCTACATACGCGGCGGCGCGGATCATCAGGGCCGGATCATCGCGCAGGTTTCCGAGGGCGGTGTTACAGCGGGCGCAGAGAAGGGCCCGAACCTTACCGGTCTCGTGATCGTGATCTACGGCCAAGCGGCGGTTTTCCTCGGGGTTCCGACACAGCGCACACCGGCCGGATTGCACCGCAAACATACGTTCGTAATCCTCGGGTGTGATACCGTAGCGAAGTCTATACCGGGAGCGTCGCCAAGACTCGGAGACAGGCGACACAGAAACTCCCAACAAAAGAAGGGGGAAGTGGTGGAATTCTCTTGGAGTAATCGCGCTGAGTACACGCAATATCAAGTCAAGGACTTGGTTGACATGATTGAGACTAAACTGGGGGAGCGTCTACCGGACACAATCCGAGACCGGGTGATCGAGGAAGCTGAAACAATGCTTCGGAACTCGATCCTTGATATCAGGAGTGCCGTTCTAGCGAACGAGAAAGCACGTGGCCTGAGCTAATCACATACAGCGAGGAACCCTCGGCCTACGGGCCGGGGGTTTCTGGTATTGCTGGTAACATTCATCTATGAACGAGAACCTGCCAGTGACTGTGTGGACTCGCCACAATGGGCGTTGGTACCAGTCCGCAGAGGGGCGAATGAATGTAGAGTCAGACGCCACACGGAGTATGGCGGTGGAGTCCTTGACTGCATGGCTTAGCGAATTCTTGAAGCCGATTGCGGCCGAGTACCCATCAGACCCCGCCGAAGTGGTTGCAGCGGCTCGATTCAACTCCCACGGCATGGTGTATGCCGATGTACTGGGAGTAGAGAGAAAGATGTAACACCAAGTAGCGGTACCAAGTCGCCTAACTTAAATTCGTAGGTTGGGCGACTTGGAAACCCGTAGTCAGGCAG